ATCTTTTACGATACTGGCTGTTGCCAAGTCCACTATGACGGTGGAACCAGTTACTACATTGTAGACAACTGCAATCCTCCATGCCCTCCCATGGGTCCAACTGGTTCTACCAGAACAGTCAATCCTTCTTCTTTTCAGTGGACTGGATGTAGTGAAAGTGGCACATTTGATTACGCTGGTGATATCGAAGACGAATGGCACGATGGTTCTTGTGGGTATTACTGGCAACAGAATGGTACTTGGACTGCCTCCGATGGACAAATTATTTTCCAAAATGGTGCTAACAATTGTTGCACGGTTGTATACACAAGTTACAACAATTCTTATCAAGTAAATGATAGTTGCTGTGCCGAATCTGGAACTGAAATACGCACCGAAACAAGCGACAGCACCCTTAACTGGTCTTCCTGTGACAACAGCGGAACTTGGGTATACAACACTGCCACCACTGTTTATTACGCTGACGGTAATTGTGGTGAATATTCCGCTGGTAGTAATTACGAACAGCCTGTTGGAACCGTTATTTATGACAATGGCTGTTGCCAAGTTTACTATCAAGGGAGTGCTGGTTACGGTGTAACTGACAACTGCGGTCCTCCAAACCCGCCTTCTGGTGAAGCAACTGGCAATACTGGAACTCAAAATGCCCAGACCTTTAATTGGACTGGATGTGGTACTAGCGGAAGTGCTGATTACTACTACGAAAACACTACAGAGTACCATGACGGAATGGGTGGCACTTATTGGTCTATGGGCAGTTCTTGGACGGCTTCATTCGGAGATTCAATTTATGATGGTGGCTGTTGCGTAGTTAACCATAACGGTACAGGAGGGTACTATGAAAACGATACCTGTGCTCCACCCGATTACCCAGACGCTGGCACGGAACTGGGTTCTGGAAGTTCAGACCTTACCTCAAATATCAGTGCAGAAGGCAACGATATTGATGGCACATTCCACTCTGAAAACATTAGCGTAAGCATTGGTACTTACGATTGGATTGATTATGCTGATGGTACTGGCGGCTCTTACACCACTAGTGGCAACAATTACAACGCTGACGGAACTATCTATACCTATTCATATGGACTTGTCGTAAACCTTTCATGGGCAGTTACTGACGGTGGAGGGTCTTACACTGGCATTACCCCAGTCGCACTTAATGTGCCTACTTGGGTCTTGTCTTCTGGCGTTGTGTCAAGTGGACCTACTTCCTTCATTGACAAACTGTCTGAAGGTTACATTATCTTTGAAACCAACGACTGGTGGAATGGCGAGGCGAATGTCAAAACTCGTGTTGAATACCAAAACGGTGGTGGATACATTACTACTACAATTACCTTTTAACCATGAGCACCGAAAAAAAGAAGTTCCCTATTCCGAAGGGCTGGAACGCCCTTTACAATCCTATTGAAAAGAAGGTGTATGTTTGCCAAGATTTTCCCAGTGGAGGCTCGGCTAACTCCATCCTTCTTCTAATCAACAAGCCTAGCAAGGCAGAATTGCTTAAGGCTTTTACTGACCTTGGTCTTTCTTGGACCGCACCTGCCGCTTAATATGAAATGGCAGATTCTAATAACAGTATCAGAAAAAAGCAAGGCGATTTTCAGTTTCTGTCTATCGACACTCGGAGCAACGGTACGGCTCTTAAAGAGGGCGTGTTACAAGACGGCAGAAACATTCGTCTTGAACTACAGTCACTGGAAACAAGAAAAGGACTAAAGCAGTTCTTTTCCGACACCATCAAGGGAATCATTCTCCCTGCGGCTGGTGATGCGATTATTGCTTCTGGCGTAAGGGTTAGAAAGGATGGCACTGAAGAAATGGTGCTTGTCCTTAACGATGGGCTGTATCTGTACAACATGAACTCGTCTTCCCCGATGAGTTCTAAGTACAACTTCCCGACTGGCAGATTTGCTATTGAAGGGAAAACACAGGTTTTACAGGCAGTTAATAACATTTACATCCTGCGTGGTGAGTCTGAGTCTTTTAGCGAAGGCACTTCTGACCACCAATCCAATGGCGTTGGTCAACCTTGGGTTATTGATGTAACCACCAACCTTCCGCACGGTCTTGCTATTGGTGACGAAATTATCCTTGAGTCCTTGCATGACGAGATGAGTGGCACTTTCCTTGTGCTGTCTTTAAATGGCACAAATGGTTTTAGGGTAAACAGCAACTTTGCTTCTGGTGTGCATGTTGACAAGGCTATTTTGGTGTGCAAAGGAAGACCTCCGCTTGTTTTTGATGGTTTTAGCGTAGACCTAACAGACCAGCATACAATTGATGGAAGCGTTGATGGAAACTCTCAGCATTGCAGTTTTCCTCCATCCTCTAACGGTATCTATTTTAAGAACAGACTGTACCTCAAGTATAGCCGTGATGAAATTGCGGTCTCTTACTACCTTCCAAACGAACAGGGAGACTGGGAGTTCGACCTAACCATCCAAGCCTTCCAGATTAACTCTGGTGATGACCAAGAGATTGTAGGATTCTACCCTTGGAGTGGCAACAAGGTTCTAGTTCTAAAGACTAACAGCATTTACGAAGCCATTATTTCGGACAATACGACAAGCCCAGAGATTGTGCTAAGTCAGTCCTCCGTTAAGGCTCTTACTAACGACATTGGTTGTGTAGCCAAGCGGTCTATGGGCAATGTGTCTGGCTCTGTGTTCTTCCTTTCTGGCTCTGGGGTTTTTGCCCTTGAACCGCAACTAGATGTCCAACTTATTGCCAACACCTTTCCGTTGTCAAAGTCTGTCCAGAAGTATGTTGACCTTATCGATGTAAACAACTCATATAAGGCTGTAGGGCAGATTTTTGCTGGTCGGTACTACCTATCTGTCCCTATCGTTCTAGACGGAGTGTCAAGAATTAGCGTATTCGTTTACAACCTTAACAATCGAAACTGGGAGTCTGTCGATACCTATCCGATTGGATTTAATATTGATAATATATTGGTAGCCAGATTTGGTAGCCAAAAGAAGTTGTTCTTCTTAGACAATAAAAACGGTCTATTTCTGGCAGAAGAACTGGATGTTGACCAATTTGGCAAGACCAGAGGTGCAAAGAAGTTACCTCAATGGGTTACATTTTACCTAAACGAGTACGAATTTGACTTTAGCAACATTCAAATGTACGCCAAAACCAGACAGTATAACTTTCAAACCCTACAGACCAAACGGTTTGTTGCATGTGAAATGTATGCAAACTATGGACTTGATGGGGCTATTGCCGTTACTGCCCATACCGTCAACCCAGATACTACAGTATTGGCTGACATTTCTACCGCCTCTTACGGAGAAGAGTTGACTCGTGCTTTCCCGCTTAGAAAACAGGGTACTTCTATTGAATTTGAGTTGACTTCGCTTCAAGGCAGACCAACTGTTTTCACCATTACTACCGAAGCCACTGCTTCTGGTAGAGACTTAAAGAGCGAAATCTAATCATGGCACAAATTAATAGCGGTTGGACATATGAATCTAGCGGTATTAAATCTGAAGTTACGGCTGAAAACCTTAACGCTCATGTCAATAATGCTGAATTGGCTGTTGGAGCCATTAAGGACCAAGATTCAAGCCTTTTATCCACTGATGCGGACGAACTGCTAATTGCACAGGGAACTGTGCTTGTTCGTGTAACTAAGGAAAACTTCACCAAAACAATCAACGCTACCACAATCACTGCAACTACGGTGACTGCCACCCAGATTAATGGTGGTTCAATGGTTCCGATTGGTGCAATTATCTTATGGAGTGGCACGGTAATTGCACTTCCTGTTAATTGGAAGATTTGCGATGGCACTAGTGGTACGCCAGACCTTCGTGGCAAGTTTATCAGAGGTTCTGACGAACGAGTGTTAATTGATGGTGTAGCAAATATTCCCAAGTTAACTGGCACTACTGGCGGTGCAGATAAGATAACAATTACTGGCTTACAAGTACCCAAACACACACACCAAATCTCGATTCGACAGATGCCGCAGGTAAACTATTACGGCAGTTCTGAAACTCGCCTTATTGATGTTGCACCAGTCAACCCAGATTTTAGCGATGCATATACTGGAGGAATTAGACATGTTGGACCTCCCCTTGCTTATCCTACCACGACCCCAAGCGGTGCTCCAATTCCAGAAACCGCAACCCCTCTTGAAATTCTTCCTTCATACTATTCTCTCGCATACATTATGCGGGTTTCCTAACATCAATATGAGAACTTTAAACTAATGGGACTAGGTTCACTTATCGGTGGTCTTGCCTCCAGACCAAAGGACATGCCATTGCCAAAGACCTACGGAGAGGTCGGCAATCAGAACATTGACATGCAGAGAGGCTGGCAACAGAACTATCTTGATTCTGAAGGTCAGTATAGACCTAAGTGGCAGGGGCTTAATGAGGCTACTTTTGGCAGTCAATTGTTTGGTGGTAACGGCAACGCTGGTTATCTGAGCATGCTTCAGCAGACCAAGAACCAGAGCATGGGAATGCAGGAGGATTTTGGCGGTGCTCAGTTGAGCATGATGGGTAGACTTCAAGGTGCGGCTAGAAATGCGTACATGAGTCCCCTCATGCAGGGTGCTCAGAACCAGATGTACAATCAAGGCATGCAGTACGCTTCTGGCGAGTTGAGTGCTCAAGACAGATTTCAAGCAGGTCAGACTGCAAACATGGCTATGGCTGGTAGAGGTCTTAACGGAAGACAGGGTGTAGCCGCCAATGTGCTTGGTAATTATGGCATGTCGCAGGACAGAATAATGCAGGGTAACAAGATGCTTCAAGGCGTGTTTGCCAATGAGCAAGGTATGGCTGACAATATTGCTGGGCTTACCCTTAGCGGTCAGAAACAGATGGGCTATTCTGCTGGCTTGTATGGTGATGCTCAAAAGTCTCTTGGTCAGTATAACAACGGTATCTTTAATCCCGAATCTGAGCGTGGCTTCTCGCAGGATGCGGCTCGTTATAAGGCTGATATTTCCAACAGATTGGCTCAACAGCAATGGAAGGCTGGCATGTGGAAACAGGCTGGCAACATGCTGGATGATGGCTTTTCATCTGCATTTGGAGGATTCGGCTAATGGCTGAGTCGTACATCGATTCTAATCTGCTTGCTTGGCAGAAGTCTAATGTTTCTCAATCTCTTGAGGGACCAGAGGCTTTTGGTAAAGAGCGTGAAGACCAGCGTAAACAGTATGAAGCACTGAAGCAACAGCGTGAGCAGTTGATTGGTGCGGCTGAAGGACTACAGGAGAAGTACGGTGTCAAGGGTGATGCGGCTCCTTCTTACATCCATAAGTTCTTAAAGAAGTCCGAGTCCAGTGGTGGCATCAGCAATCTGTCTACGCAGGACATTGGGAAGTTCCTAATGACCCACGAGGTTATTCAGAAGCAGACGGAGCAGGACGCTAAGATTGAACTGCAACAGGCTCAGTCACAGGCACAAAGGGCGGCGGCACAAGCAACCGTTCAGAAGTCGGCTGAAGACAAGGTTAGGTTTGATGCTGAACAGAAACTTAAGGCGTTCCTTGATGAAATTACCAACACTGACATTGGCAAGCCTACTGAAAGCGTTGAGGTTCCTCGTGGCGTTGGCGTAAAGAATCTAAAGGTTGGAGGCAGAGACGCTACCGACCAAGAAAAGTATATGATGGGCGTTGACCAGAACAATGGTGAAGTCATCGACAAGGATAAATTTGAGTATGCGGCTAAACTTACTGGAGCCAAACTTTCTGAACTGCTTGGAATCTCAAGCACCCCAGAACAAATTACGCAGACTGACGCTCAACTTGCCAATGCTAGACGATTCTTTAGAGACAGTCTTGGTATCAGCCCAGAAGAAGCGTTTGATGCTGGCGGTGAAAGACCTAAAAGCGTTGACGGAAAACCAAGTCCTGTAGACAGAGGTTCTAATGGTGTCAAACTGTTTAAGACTATTATGGAGGGCGGTGTTGGTGGGGTATTCAAAAAGGCTTTCCCGACTGGAGTGCCGCAGTCATACAAGGGGGTTCCCCTTGCTAGTACTTGGAATTGGTCTGGTGGTAGAACCAATGCTCTAAACGATAAACAAATTGATGCCCTACAGGAATTCTTTAAAGAAAGTCTTATTAATGCTGGTCAGACCGAACTGGCTACTCTTGGTCATCACACTCAAGCCGTTGCTAAGGAAGATAAAGCGGCTGGAGACATTGCTATTTCGTTTGAGAAGGCTGGTCTGTTTGAAACTGTTCAGCAGGAAATCAGAGATGGTAGCACTCTTGCCAGCATGCGTTATCAGAAGGCGGCGGCAAGATTCAAGGCACAGGGTCTAACTATCCCCATTCCAGAATCTGCGTATATGATGAGTGCAGTTCCTCAAACCGTTAAAAGCGTTCCAGAGTTTGGTTCTGATGGCAGACCCAATGGGAAGTATCAGACATTTATTAACATTGGAACTGCGGCTGAACCAAAGTGGCATCCCGCTAACCAAAAAACAAACGAATTAAAGACTGACACTGAAAGAGCACTTAGTGAAACCGTTGCTACTAATCAATTAAATGCCAGAACTGTTAAAGGTTCTTATGGAAGCATAGAAGTTGACGGCATGGTTACACGAGAGCCTAGTGATAAATCCGTTGGGGAGTTATGGGAGGCTCTTGGAGCCGTTGAAGCATTTGAACAAAATGTTGATGGTCTTATTGAACTTCATAGAAATTATGGTCCATTAGATAAAATGGGCTTAGACCCTAGGGCTAAAATTCTTTACGCTCTTAAGTCAACACTTACACAGGCTGTTGACCGTAAAACCCTTGTTGGACCAAGTGCCGTTACTGCGGATGACCAAAAGAAACTTGACGAACTTACTCAAAACCCAGAAAGATGGATTAGTTGGTTTAGTAAAGAAGCAAACATTGAGGCACTTGAACGCCTTAAGGATATTGTAATTACTAAAGCAGAAATTCAGATGCGTATTTCTGGGGTTCGTAGACCAGATGGTCAAAAGGCATATCAAATTAAGGGTCGCTCTGAAGGCGTGTCTGGTAAGGCGGCTGAGTATATCTTGGCACAAACTAGCGGTGCGAAACTTAACGCTCAACAGCAAAAAGTTGTTGATGATGCCAGAGCCGCTGGTAAGATTAAATAATCAATGGCTAATCAATTACATTTTTCTGATTCTACTAATGAAGAAAGAATTCAGAACGACTTTAAGTTTCTTGATGCCCTTCAGAAACCAGTTGCTACCACAAACAACGAGGCTCCTGTTGACCAAGCAGAAGAGGATGATAAAATCGGTGAGCGTGAGGCTTACATGATTGGCAACTACGGACCTCAAGGATATGTTTCGTCTCCTCAAAATTACCCTAAGTACTTAGAGTGGAGGAAGAAAAACCAGCAGGGGGCTTTTGCTACGATTACTGATGCAATTGGTCATGCCGCTGGCACTATGCTTGGTGGTGCTTGGGACATGGTAAAAACTGGGGATATTGCTAAACCGCATACACTTGCGGGTACGGCTATTGAAGCCGCTTATACTGGCACTCAGTACTTCCTAAACATGATGGATATCATTAAGTATGACCCAGCCAGCCCTATTCACAGGGCATTGTTTACTACTGGAACTCCAGAACAACAGTATCAAGATTACCTTAAACTGTCTCAATTTAATAGAGAAATGTTTGTCGTTGCCGAAGAAGGCAGGTTCATTCCTCGTGAATTTGATGTCGGTGGAGTTAAACTTAAGGGTTTTAATAAGGCGGCTGTGGCGGGTGGTAGCATGGTTCTAGACCCTAGCGTATTATTCCCTCCGCTAAAAATTGGTGGTGCTGTTGCCAGAGCACTTGGCAAGACCGCTATCGCTATTGAGTTGGGAGAACACATGGGTAACGCAATGGCTAAGGGTTCGATGCAAGCCGAAAAGATGGCTCTCGCTGTTGAAAAGAGGGCGGCTCAGACTGCTGGTATTGGAGAAGGCGTTTACAACTATGTCGGCAACAAGATTGAAAACCTTTTTGGCATTGAGAACATCACGACTTCTAACGGAAAGATTGTACCTAAAGAGCAAATTCTAAGAACGGCACAGGGTGCTTTGTTTGGCACTGCCCTTCTTCATCTGCCTTATGTTGCACCTGCGGCTGGTCTTTGGGCTACTGCAAAGGTAACAGAAGTTGCGTCTAGAACTATCGCTGAAGCCATTTCTCATTCAAGAACCCCACACTATCTAAGTATCGCTGAACGCCTTGCTTACCAGTCCCCCGATGCTGGTGTTCGCACGATTGGCAAGATGGCTAATTTCTCCAGCGGATTTACGGACCACCTTGGAAGAATGGCACAAGCCTCTTTCCATGGCTCTATGTATGGTGCTGGTTTTGGTTATGCCCTTGGCGGTGAAGAAGGCATGTATCATGGTATTGGTACTGGTATTGGTCTTGGCGGCTCCATGCACCTGCTTGGTTCCGTTTACGGCATCTATGGCAATAGAAGCAAGAAGCAGATTGATAATGTGATGAAGCACTTTGCTTATGTCGCAGAAGGATTTGATGCTCCTAAGAAAGAAGGCGTTCAAGTCTTGCTTAAAAATGTAAAGGACCAGCATGGAGACGAGGCTATGTACAAGGTGATGGCTGGTATTGCCGCCACGGAAAGACTTCAGAAGAATGGTACGCACCTTATCCTTACTACTGAAAGGATTAAAGAACTTCTTAGTGATGCCGATTGGCAGGAGTACTCAAAGGAACTTAGCAATCCACAGTTTGGTGGCTACACTACCAGACGAAAAGACGGAAGAATCTTTACTATTATTAACGCAGACTATGCGGCTCCGTCCGCTATTTCTGGAGAATTGTTTCACAACGCACTCCTTAATGACAGATACGGCTCCCTACTGAGAGAGCATGTTACTAAGGGTCTCCTTGGAACTGAAGACCATGAAGGGTTTCTATTTAAGATGCCGTTGGAAAAGCGGGTTGCCCTTCTTGAAAAATTTAGAGATGCGTACATGGAGTTGGACGATACCTCTCCTAACGATGGAGCACAGCGAGCCAACCTTAAGCAGTTCAATGAAGCGATTGAAGAGGTAAGACAGGGAAAGAAGCCGTCTACCCTTTATCCAATCTTTGAAGAACTTGCGGAGTCTTACTTTGGAAAGTACATTAAGGATAAGCCTATTGATTACCTGCTCCGTGGCGACAGCCCCCTTAATAACTTTGGAGACATCGTTTGGAACTCTGCACTTGATACGGTCCACAGACTGATGAAGCACGATGTCGAAGCCGCTGGTGGCAGAATTCAGTTCAAGGCTGGTAACCCAGAGGGGTTCTTTTTAGACTCCAAGGGTAAGCGTGTCATTATTCCCGAACTTGACAGAGTAATGAAGATGGTCGTAGACAAGATGCGTAAAGACTCTGAGACTGTTAGAGGATTCCCTGCTAGAAAATCTGGAGAACTTACTGGCAACGAGATTACTTTTAAGGAACTAGACCACCTTTATAAGGATGACGGAACTGGCAAGATGGTTAAGAAGACCGATGCCGAGTACAACGCAGAGCAGGAAGGTAAGTTTACCTCGTTCTTTGCCAGACATGCAAAGATGGACCCAAGCAATAAGGGTCTTAGATTTACTGAAGTTGGAAGCGATGAAGAGCAGGGTGGAGTTGGCTCTTTTATGCCAGCATCGAGAAGACCTAACCTTAAGGCTACCAAGAAACTCATTGCTGAAAACAATGCGGAGTACGAAAGAAACCAGAGAGAACTTGAAAACGCTGAGAAGCGTAAGGCTAGAGTTCTTGAAAAACAACAGAAGAAGGGCACTGAATTTACTGACGATGACCTTGAGGGTGCGGCTGACGAGGCTCGCTTTGAAGGTGCGAAGCATTTCAAGATTAGCGGATACATGACTGAAGCGGAGAAGACTTTGTTCACTGATATATTCGGGGCTACGATGGCTAACAGAGTATTTGCCCTTACCAGAACTATCCACTCCAAGGGGATTGACGGTAACAATATTTTGCAGTTTGTTTACGCAAGCGACAAGAGACAGAAGTTTAATTTTGACACCAAGGGAAGACCCACTGGCGAAGACAACACTCGCTATGAAGGTGCTGAAAAGGAACGCCATATCCTGCCTTACGAAGTTGTCCTTAAGTTTGAAAGAAAGCGTCTGACTCTCCTTGAGAAGGAAGAGATGGACCTTGAGGACACCGATGTCATGTACAAGGTTGGCAAACCTCAGTTGATGGTTAACGGTATTGATTACTACGCCATCGACAGACGAGTGAACTACATGTTTAACCACATGAGACCCATGGATGCCGCTAGGTCGGTAGGCTCTGGGTATGTTAAGTCCGTGTACGCAAGCGAAGCAGAGATGCATTTTGACATTAAGCGTCTGTTGAGCAACTACAGCAGAGGCGAGGTTGCCATGGCTGGTGCTGACTTCTTTGGTGGCGGCAAGGTTGGCAGAGCAAGGCGTGACATTATTAATGCGGCTATTGGTGCTCACCCTCCCAAGGATGGCTTCACCGAAAGTTACATGCAGGAAGAAGGGTTTCATTATCCTTTGCATGCTCAACTTAGAAACGGACATATGAACGAGGCGTTCACTCCGTGGACTTCTCTTAGACTTGATAGAATCAGTGGCAGAATTAACCACCTACAGGGTGAAGGATTCTTCTATGACCATGAATATGCCTATGCTAAGGCACAGGGTAATTACGCTCCGAGAACAAGAATGATTCCTACCAGTTTCAGCGGTCAGCCAACCAATGGAAGAATTTCACTAAGATACGAAGAGCCTGTTGGTGCTGATTTTGCAGGTAAAAAGAACCAAGGGATTATTACTAGGACTAGGAATAACACTTACGGACGAAGAAGAGGATATAGCAATGGAGTTCAACTTGTGGACAATATTGACCCACTTCAGTTGATGTTGGTTAGAATTGAAAACAGGGCTTCGGACCCAGCCCAACATGCCCAGCGTGGTGGAGACATTACTTCCTTGGATGGATACATTCATGACATGACTAATGTGGGTCATCGTTTGGGGGCGGGTCCAGAAAAGGTTGGAGAATTTAACGCTTCAATTATGTCAATGGATAGGGCTATTTTTGAGGGGTATTTAATGAGACAGGGACTTCCTAAAGAAATACGAGACCTGCAAAGAGGGTCTTACATTGGTGAGACTTCAATTGAATCACCGTACCAAAGCCTTGGACTTGGAAATATGTTATATTCTGAAGGTCTAGAACACCTTAGAAGAAGAGGTGTTGAGTTTCTTCTTTCTGGTGTAATCAATAAAGATGCCGAACCTATTGCACAGCGTATCAAAAGATTTGGGCAAGAAAATGTGTGGGGCGATTTTTCTACTACATATGGTAAACCAGATTGGCAGATAGTCTCTAAGGTCGAAGCAAAAAACCATATTGGACTTTATGGCAATATGCGTATTCTTGCTAAAATGGTTGCACCACAGGGCGGCTTCCAGCCAGTCCAGCGTCACCAGCGTGACCACCACGGCTACCAAGTTTCAGCCTCTGACTCTATTCACATGGAGGATTCTGCGTTCAAAACTCCTAGTGGTGAGCCGATGCGTATGTATGCGTCCAATAAGATTGGAGCCTTTCACATTAGCCAGTTCGATGAATCTTCCGCTGTTACCAGATTTAACCAACACTCTGTTGGCTATCTGAGCGTAAGACCAGAAGAGATTCTTGACATCACTGGTAGCGGAAATGTGACTCACGATTACCTTAATAGATTTGATGCAAAAGATTTAAGAAACAACGGCTTTAGAGCCATCAAGTTCCAGCACGAGGGAGAGGTCAGCGTTGCCTTTACCGATTTCCAAGACTTTAAGCAGACTGGCGTTAGCCTTTCTGACATTGTTAGCGGCAACTTTGCCCCAAGACAGAAGAAGAAACTCACCTTCCAAGAACAGGTTGACCAAGAGGCTAAGAATATTCGTATTCAGATGTCTGAACTTGTTAAAAATAAGGCTGAAGTTGAACAGCGTAGGCTGGCTTTGATTCGTAAATTGCAAAGAGCAGAAGGACAGGCAAGAAAGGACAGGGTTAAGGTAGGAAGCGATGAGCAGATGAAGGCTCAGAAGCAACTTAGAGTATCGCTTCAACAGTTGGACGATATTGAAGCCAACGCCACGGTAATGAAAAGTGTGTTTAGAGACTCCAGTATTGACTTGGTTCGTGCTGGCAGACCTAGCCTTGCTGTCATTGCTTCTCTGAGTGCTAGTGAGTACGCACGGTATAAGGAATACAAAGAACTACCAAGCGACATCCATAAGCGTCATGTTGAGATGGTTGATGCTGTGTTGATGGACCATTGGATTAGAAGAAGTGCCCTTAGAAAAGCATCTGCTACAAGAAAAGAAGCGTTTGATGCAAGCGAAGCGGGCAGAGAGGCTAAGGCTATGCAGTACGAAGCAGACCTTAAGAAGTTAGAGGAAGAATTGATTACCTCTCTGTCTGCCTACAGAATGTTTGACATTGCGGACACACTGCTTGGCACTGTTCCTACCACGGAGCGTATTGAACACAGGTCTAGATGGGAAAGAGACAGCAAGGGTAACCCGATTCCCTCCACCTTTGAAGATGTTAACGCAGAACAGGGTAGAGCAATGGGTATTACCGACATCCCAGAAGGAAGAAAATCTGGAAGAACTGTAAAGGAAAACTTCACTTTGCTTGATGCGGCTTACCAGACGATGACCGACTCTGCCGCTGGTGATGGACATAGAAGCCCTACTCAGCGTTTGATTATGCTGACACAGGCACTTGCCAAGCAGTTTGAAATCGAAGGAAAGGCTACCCCAGAATTTAAGGCAAGACTTGAAGAGATGCGTAAACAGTTTACCCAGACCTACGAGTTAACTAACACCAATCTTAGAAAGTCTGCGGCAGAAATCCTTAGACATGGTCTGCACTCCCTGCGATGGACCGATGAACTTGAGTTCAATAAACAGGACAACCTTGGAAGATGGTCCAGAAGTGGAGATGTTGTTCGTTCAAGCCTAGGAACCTCTGGTCACTATGTGAAGCAGTACAGACCAGAGATGCCAGACATTGGTCTTAACTTTAGAAAACTTAAACTTCCACCTTCAATGAAGTTTGAAAAGACTACTATCCAAATTACTGGCAGAAAGTCTGGAAGCCAATATGTCAGTGAGGCTGGTCTTGCAGACCACATTGAAGCATTCAGAAAAGAACTCATGGCAACGGTGACTAGGAATGACACTGGAGATGGTGCTGAAAGTCATACTGATATTGGAGACTTCATTAAGGATGCCAGCCCACAAGAAATTGCTGACATTGCTTTCTCTAAAAAGGGATGGGAAGATTGGGATGGTATTGACGAAGTCCGTGCTGGAAGAAATGGAAAGCGTATTAGAGACTTTGCAAGAGGAGAGAGGAAGGTTACCACCTATACTAACAACGCACAAATCCTTTCCCATGAAGGCAGACCTAACATAGCAATTTTATTCGAAAAGGGTTCAGATGCCCCTTGGGAATTTGCAGACGGTAGAACCATGTTCCCTTCTGGTGCTGACACCCTCCGTGTTGTTCCAATGAGTGAAGTCCAATTTGTGGAAATTGAAGGCGTTAAACATTACTATTGGAATAAAGATTCAACTCTCAGCGGAGAATCCAAATCCAAGGGCTTCAGAAACTTTGACGATATGTTGCTTGAATACGATGGCATGAAAACCATCGCCAGACTTACCTATGGATACAAGAAGGGTGAGTACACGGCACACCGTGCTAACGGCTGGAAGATTACGGACAAGAAGTTTGCCTCAATCGAGGAAGCCAAGCGAGCCGCTATCATTGACCTGCATGAAAACAATTCGGCTGATGTTGTGTTCCAAAGTCTTAAGCGTGTTAGCGATGAACAGGCTGATTCAATCCTTAGACTGATTAGTCACGAAACCGACATTGAATACGAGAACCCTAACACTCAAAAAATTGTTAAGAAGAAGGTTCCTAATCCAGACTACAGACCAGACCTGCCGTCTGGTTTGGGTCAGAATCTAGAGTTTGTTGACGAGAGAAAAACGATTAAGGCTGGCGATGCTCTGCCCGAATGGAAGAAACTAGCCGTCTTTAAGTCTGGAGACATGCTGTTGGTTACCTCTGACAGTAGGCAAGACCTTGTTAGTAGCGTTGCTAGAACCAAGAAAGGAACTAAGGCTAAAACCTCTGATGTTCTTGGTCAAGCCGAAGAAGCCAGCGGTAATTTTTCCTCAAAAGCGATTGGAGATGTGTATAAGATTCTCTTTGATGACGCTGGAAATTTCGTTGGCATCGACAGAGTTGACAGACTTACCACCGTTGAATCATTGAATCAGTGGGTTGGCACTATGAGCGACCCTCAGACTGCTTCCTTTGAAGCGGTTAGGTCTGTTGCCGATAGGCTTTCCAAGCAGTTTGCAGAAATTATCAAGCCCAAGTTTGTTGAAGAGAGAAAGAAAATTGCCAATGTTTTGATTAACAATCCGAAGTTGATTAAGGCTAAGGTAGAACAGCAGAGACAGATACAGGGTGAAGTTCTTCAGCGACTCAAGGAAAGAGGCATCAAGGATTTCAAGCAACTAGAAAAGGCTATTACAGACCTTGACGGTCCGCTTGAACAATTGGCAAACAGGCGTGACAGTCATTTGCTATTCTTAATTAGAAGAGGTTACATTCTAAAGCCAGAGGTAGTTAGACGGCTTCTTAAAGATGGAGTGTTTGAAAGTATTGATGACCTAAAAACTCAACAAGCGTGGGTTGATGAGCGTAATCGTTATGACAGTGCGTCAATTAGAATTCCAGATGAGTACGCTGTTGCTGACCAAGGTGCTATTTCACAGGGTGACATGGCGGCTCTAATTGAGAATGCACTTTCTGAGGTTAAAAGGGCTAGTGATGAACAGATGCTTCCTCAAGGTAAGCAAGAAGTCCTAATGGACATTCAAGACAAAATTAAGGGAGAGTTATTTCAACAACTCGTTAAAGAAATTGAAGACCTTGAACTCCAGTTGCATGCCGCACAAGGTGGCAAGGTTAACCAAAGAAGTGCATTGGCTGAAGCAAGAATTGGCAAGAAGCGTGGAACGGTAAAGCAGATGACTGAGGTCGAGTGGGAGACCTATAAGATGGAACTGGCTCGTGAAAATAAGCCCGCCCCAGAAACCGAGGTAGCCCTATCTGAATATGAAGCAAAGGTGACTATGAATGTAGCACCAAGGCAAGATTTTTATACCATGCCTAGATTTATCCCGCTTGAGGGAGAGTCCTATCTAAGCCCTCATAAGATGCATGCAAGATTTAGACATGCAATGGCAGACATGATTGGCTTGCACAAGGCTACCATTGATGAAGGAAATCCAAACAGAGTTAATCTTCATGACTACCTTCATGACGATGGATTGTTTGACATCGCAGACGATACATCAACTAGGCGTGACATTATTCGTGAATCAAATCTTCATGTTAAAGGAAACGCTGGTGGACTCATGGCTTGGGACAAAAGCCCAGAAGGAATGGATTTTAAACTTGCCGCTAATAAGTTTATGTTTGATGAGTTGGGACACAGAAATGCTAAGGCTAGTCTTGAAAAGAAACTTGCTCTTCAAGAACAAGACCCCGCCAAGAGGGACGCACTACTTGAACAGTTGTTTGCAGATACCCAACGCAGATACACTGCCACATGGAAGACTAATGTTGACAAAGTAAATGAGGCTTTTCTAAAGTTACCAGAACCATTAAGGGTGCAGTACGAAGACTTCCTACGCCAGCAGGGTGACAATCTTGATGTTACTAAAACCCGCCTACTTGCAGAGACTGCTGAGTTTATTAGAGAGGCTACCGCTAGACAGGCTGAAATGGATGCAAGACTTCAAATCTCATTAAAGAAGTTTCAAGAAATGGGAATCACTTCTGACCCAATGCGTGTTTTCTCTCAAGACCACAAGTACCAAGCAATTTTCCCCACTCTTTGGCAGGAGTTTTATCCGACTAGGGCTGAAATACAGAAAGGTTCTCAGCGTACCAAAGCCGTCAAAGAACACACTGGAGAAGCCATTGTTATGGAAGAGGCTGAAGGAGGCAAGAGACCTGTTCAATGGCAGTCTGGAGCAGAAAGTACTTACGAATTTGATGCAAAGACCACGATGAGAATGGGGGATGTTATTGGTGGTCAACTCTCCATTGACAGCGTTCTTAAGAATGTTTCTGACGGAGAGGCTATTGAAGGGCAGATTCGTGCACTCCGTGGTCTAAGAGAAATTGACTTGTTCGATAAGGCTCTTGCCCATGCCAATAGACTACAGTCTGAATACAAGAGAACTGGTCAGCCTGTTGGTATTGACGCTGAAGACTTGAAGTTGGTAAGTCTTTATTTCCCCGACATCATTAAGGAAGACGGTCCTAATCATGTGCCTGTCAGAGATACTTGGAGGGCTGAATATGAATCCTCTTTGAGAACAATCTCTCCCGATGCTGACAAGAATCTGGAAGTACAGAAGGTTAACACCCTCTACAATCACTGGGTCAAACAGGCAATGAACGACCAGCAAAAGATGTACCTTGCTATTGCAAGAGTCAGTGGTGAAGCAAGGCTTGCAGAACTTACCAGACCAGAAAATTTGGTTGGAGATAGGATTGATTGGAGCAAACTTAAACTAGAAGAAGCGGATTACATTCTTCACACCATCCCCCAAATCAAGACTGGCATTGCCAAGTACACAAGTTTGTCGGAACTGGTTTCTAATCCAGAATACATTGGCTACATGATGTCTGTGTTCAGCGATGAGGCAGGTAATATTAACAGTATCTTCAGTGGGCAGGAAGCCAACATGAAGACAAAGACATGGCTTGGTCTTGCGGGAGATTTGAAGGCTAGAAATGCAAGAGGTCTTGTTGACACTATTGACCAGACTGGTGACCAAATTGCCAGAGAGAACACTACCCAAGCGGGTGCAGATGCCTCCATGGAGAGTGCCGAGGCTTGGTTTACTGGCATTGAACAGGCACTAACCCAGCAAGGTCGTGACAAGATTACTGCCTCACAGCAGGTTCTTCTTGGGCTGGCTAAGACCGAGTCTGCCGTTAAAGTTTACAAGGGAAGAGTAGAACAGTTCCTTGCCTCTAGACCAGACGCTAGGGCTAATCTGTTGGCACTTAATGATGACCTTAAACTTATCTCTGCTAACCCAGAGCCAGTAAGCACTCAACTTAAGTACAACGACTTTGGTATGCCAGAGATTGTTAACCCAGATATCACCGATGCGTTCTTCAGAACTCCTAATGGAAAGTTTGTTGCCTTTAAGCACGGAGACATGTTCAAACTATTCTTCACTGGTGAGGATAGTGAGATTAAGGTTCCTCCTTCTCATGTGATGACTGCCCCAGACCTTGAGCGAATCCAGATTGGTATTCGATTCTTTGCTGATGACATTCGTTCCGCACAGGTTCTTGCAGTCCAAGAGTCTGGTCAGCCTGTTATTCCTTCCAAGCAACTTGGCTCTTATAGTAAGAACTTCTTTGATGTCCACGGTGGCTCACTACCCCCGCATGTTATTGAAGCCCTTACTGCTGAACTGACTAAGATTGGTCAGTACTCCGAGACCACCTACATACAGACTGGCGGCAACAAGCGACAGATTACCATTTACCCAAACACCGAGGTCTGGGACAGACTGCACAACGGAGACTACGAGAAGGTCAATGGCTCTTGGAAACTTAAGGACGATGTGGTTGCGGCAAGACAGCAACTCCTTGATAGCAACAAGGCTCTTGCAGAGCAGAAGACACAGACCCCCGCCCAGAAACTTGCTGGCGGCTCTGGCAGAGGCGTTGCCAGCGGACCCCCGCCCACCGTACCTCACGCTGACAGGGTTGATGCCAAAACAACTTGGAGTGTTGTTAAGGAAGGTAATATCATGGTTGGAGACAACCCTAAGCCAGCCTTCCAAGACTGGACCGCTGTACAAAACAGTGAGGGATTTGTAATCCTAAGAAAACAGGCTATTGATGCCAGAAACAGGTGGACAAGTCACTTTGTTGTGTTTAGTCCTGCTGGTATTATGATGTCGGAAGAGAAGAGCGAACAGGAGGCGGTGTCATCCATCTTTAAGAACCATGGCTTACGATAGATTTAACATTCCACCTTTTTTGCTGGGTTCTTACAATCCTGCATTCCCACCCCTTAGAGCACCAAAACACACGCCCTACCCAATGCGTAACCTATATCCAACAGAAACAACATTCTTTTTAAATAACCCTACTGTGTCTGGAATGGCGGCTGAAGATGGTTCTGTTATTTTTAATCCTTCTTGGGCTGAAAAGGCAACACCTTATCAAAAACAAGGACTATATTATCTTGAGGCTTCTCGTCATCATATGAAAACCGATGACTCTTGGAGAGATGTCGAGTTCACTCCAGAGCAAGAAAAGTATTTTAAGTCTATGGGTGATAAGTATTATTCTAAGTTAGGTGATTCGACAAAGCAAACCCTTGTAAGCAGAATGATTGCGGGTGATGAAATCCCAGATGCTCCATACACAAACGAGCAACAAAAAATTGCAGATAAAATTTGGGGCAATATGATTAACCATGGAAGATAAGTCTATTAGAGAAATTGCGGACGAACTGCACAAGGGTGGCTGGATTATAGCCCTGCTTGGTGCGGTTGCGATGTTTGCTAGACTCTTGCTGTCAAGCGACAAGCACTCTTTGATGGGTTGGATTAGGTTTATTACGGCTGGCGGTATCACTGGTGTCTTGGTTTATTTTGCACTTTTTAATGTAATGATTGACCCAATGCTTAAGTCGGTACTTTACAGTATCTCTGGTGCTATTGCCCCCGAACTTTTTGAACTTGTTATTGGAAGGATTAAGCGTAAACTCTTTTAATGAAAAGATTACTGCTGTTGGCTATCCTCTTGACTGGATGCTCAACCGCACCCAAAGTTGCAGAGGTAGTAACTCGTGTAGATGTAATTGAGAACAATGATAAAGACCTGTACATCGACCAACTTGAATCTGAAGTTTCTTCAGCGGCTGGGGCTGTATTTGTTGTTTCAGAAACTCTTAAAGACGGACCTCCCAAAGAAATCTTAAAACTGACTTACACCAGATTGGCTGGGATTAAGGAGCCTTCTAATACCGAAATCCAATTATACCAAAAGGCACTTAAAGATGAAAAAGTATTACAGGTCGAAAGAATAGAAGCATCCAAAGTATCTGAAGAGACAACACTAGCATACGCAAAAGTATTAAAAACAGATGAAGAAAATAAGTCACTTAAGCGTCAAGTAGAGTTGGTTGAGAAACAGGCAGAAGCAGAGGCTAGGCGGCTTACGACTGAACACACAATTGCCAGCATCACCAACACTTGTAGAGTGATTGGGTTTGGCTTCTTGGCACTGTGTGCTGGACTGGTATTTATGTCAAGGTATCAGACCGCAACTATCTGCGGCTCGATAGGCATGGGGTGCATTGTCGTACCCGCCATACTGCCTTCAGTCATTATGACTTCTTGGTTTCCATACACCGTTATCGGTTGTGTACTACTTGTGGCTCTCATTTCCTATTGGGAACTAAAGTGCCACCGAAATGAACTTGACTGTGCTCTCAAGAGTAAGCACGATGACCTTAATCAAGACTAATGTAGGCGGCTGTACATGTGGCGTGGATGCTCATTGGGATTAGTCTTGATAGTGGTTACCATTCCCCACCGCCTACTGGGGATGGATAACCCGACTAATCCTCATCGCCATCCGTCTCCGCTTCATCAGCAGATTGTACTCCCTCACTGTCGTTATTGAGAAGCACAGGTTTAGGCGATGGCATGTAGGCGAGCGAGCGTTCTGTATTGTAATCAACCATCTCCGATGCTTGAGAGAACGAAAGGGAGTCCTTAGCCATAAAGCATTCGATGATTGTTGCCCTATTGTATATGACTCCACCAGTGGAGAGGTCTTTCCCCAAGATGCATGAATCGAGCCACTGCCTAGGCTCAAGGAATATGCATCCCTTATAGGTTTCATCGTTTTCCTTTAGTTCTGCTTTGCTTACTTTTCTTGCTTGTAACATAGTAGTGTTTAATAGGATAAGTCCTCATACCCGCCCGAATTAGGAAGGTCTTTTCTAATAGAAGTTCGGGATGTTCTAGCCTTAAAGTATTTAGACTTCTTTGTGCGGTTTTTTGGCTTCGTCTTATTTTTATTGCATACTCTGCACTTGTGAACCACCCCTTTTGGGGTTTTTCGGTGTAGCAGTTTTGCAAGGTCTGCTGAAGAAGGTTCAACTGTTCTCTCGTTAAACTGTCTTTTGAGGGCTTCATAGGTCTGCGTGAGAGTAGATGAACTTTTTCCCGACTTTGTGGGCTTGCCAGATTTTCCAGTTGTCACCTTCAATAAATCCGTAAATCCAACCGCTACCCCACTTGCTTGTGGCGAGTCTATTTTTAGCGTATGCCATTTCCCCTTTTTTACAGAGGCATCCACCAGAAAAGCCAACTGCCCCTCCGTGTCTTTTGGCACAGACTTGCTCGATGCGGTGGAGGTGACCCATGACCACAGCACCTTCTGGTACGCAGTAATGCCTTGCATGCTCTTCGACAGCATGTTGCCCACATGTGTAGCCATGGACAAACTTAACTTTGCCCAGCGTGTGGACACCGTCATGAGCGTGGTAATCGTAGATTTTACGACAGCCATGCTTTTTGAGATGATTGCGGATGTCGCTGTCAATGCTTGATACATAGTCAAGTACCATGCCATTGGTTGAGGACGAGATGATTTGACTGAGTCGGTCTTCGTGGTTGCCATAAAGAAATACGGTTGGCTCATATCTTTCAATGAATTCTTTGCCAGCCTTTATGTCGTAAAATAGAGATTCGTCTTCTTCTCTGCCAGACGCACCACGCCTAATTGAGCGAAAGTCGAAGCAGTCTCCTAGATGAATACGATGTTGAGGGTCAAAATCTGAGCAGAACTTAAAAAACTCTTTGGCAACGGACTCGTCCACCATGTCACCATGATTGTCCCCCACAGCGATAAATTTTTGACGCTTACTCATTTGATTAGAACCCACTTGTTAAGTGAGAATAGATAATCCCATCGAGCCTTGGCATCAAGGAAATATCGCTTGGTTTTAAAAAACTCTTTAGTGGTCTGGTTCTTCTTACCTGCAACAATATACCCGCCTCCGTGGGCAGGACGCATCCATTTTGGGTTGTTCATGTTCTAATCCTCACGCTGTTGGGCATCGGTGCGTCCTTCGTTCTCATGAATAGGAGAATTGCTTCCGCTTCCTCCATGGTCAACATTATAAACTTTTGCTTCCCACTTCGCCTCGCCCAGCCCAGCAGGTAAGCCAAGCGGATGTCCGCTTTCAGTACGCTTTTTTTCGCTATCATATGTGTCTAGTAGTTTGCAAAGAGCCTCAACTGGAATGCCTAGCATTAGAGACACTGCTCTGATTGTGTTGGACTTCGGGTCGTTCATTAAATAAGGCTTTGTTTATGGTTAGTTGCACCTTCTCTAATTCAACTTCAAGGCACTGCCTGTACTTCATGAGTTTCCCGATGTCGAGTTTCTCAATCTCACGGCAGTCCTTTTTAAAGTAGTCGCTTTTTAGTGGAGGCAGTTTGTGGTAAGCCCCTTTTTTAGAAAGGGACACCGAGTTGACTTTGTACTTCCATCCAGCCTCCTTTGCCGAAATACCTTCGGCTAGGGCTAATCTGTAGATTTCTTTAAGTGTCATGGCGTGGAGTGACCCCTCCAAGAATCGAACTTGGATAACCCGCTTAGAAGGCGGGTGTTCTATCCGTTGAACTAAGGGGTCAGTTCACTTAGTACGGTACATCGTCACCAGATGGCTGGGGCGATGTCATGGCATACAGGGCTTGGGCAGATTTCTTAAGGAGCAAGTCCTTGGGGTTAACCTTGCCAGTCTTTTCCCACGGCTTGGGTTCCCAAGTGTTAGCCCAGTAATTTAAGTCGCTTACAGGCAGGTCTTGCAAAGCCGTACCCTTTGCCTTGCCAAAAGGCACAGGAAGAGTAAAGTCTGGTTCACCGCTTTTAGCGGGGCTAGAAGCCTTGAAGGATGGGTTTGCAACGAACTTAGAGGGCTGGGCAGGGGCAGACTCACGAACCGTCTCTGCGTCATCGTCAGCCGTGCTAATGCCCGCTACAGCCGCCAAACTGTACCTGCGAAGGTACGAGATGATAGAGCCAGCCTTTTGACCGTCCATGTTGTCGGCAGACTTAATAAGGCAGTCGCTCTCAAGGGAGCCACCAGCCTCATGCACTACAATCGTGCGAACGCCAACGGCAGTGTCAGTACCGATAGGGCACTGAAGAACAGCCAGACCGTGCTTGGCAAACACAGGCTTAATTTTTTTCAAATGAGCCGATAGACTTGCATAGACATTCTTGTGGAATGGGTTCTGGCTGTCTGGTTGGACATCATCTAGTTCAGCAATGGCTTTGACAAGCGAAGCACAGAGAAGTGCTTGGCGGGTTTCAAACGAGTTTTCTTCGCTCATGTGTTATTTGGTTTCGGTGGTGGAGAGGGGCTTACGGACAGAGTCAATGCAGTCAATATTGACCCGCTTGACCTTTCCGTTGTCCTGTCGGTAAGTATAATAATTATACTTGGAAACCTTTACAGGCTTGAGCAAGCGAGCCATCCGTCCGTCTGGAAGGATGACATACTTGGTGGCGTTTACTACTGCGTATTGTTCGTTATTCATTGTGGTTGGGAGAGTCAAATTGGTCTGCTTTAATTGCTTTGTCAACAAGAGTGTTTCGGAATGATGCTTTGTGGGCGTGTATCTGTCGCTTCTCTTGGTCTGGTATGTCGGACAGTATCTCGTCCAAGTGCATTTGTGCAAGGTCGAAATGCAACTTTATGTAGGAATATTTATTTTCCCAGTATTTATCGCTTGACATAATAGGTTAAAAATCGAGCACATCCCCTTTGCTTAACAAGAGGTGCTTTATGAATCCCGAACCCAATACGCTTACTCCCAGTCCACCCCATGGTGTACATGAGGTAAAGTGTTTCCGCTTTAGGTTCATCCATGTTGAGTTCGACATATTTAGCATTGAGCCACTCAAGGTAAGACTTTGCATAGGCACGAGAAATGGTCGGGCTTGAAGTCCATCCATAGACACGCTCTCCATTTTGCTTTCGGATGTCAGAGATGAAGCCCCATGTCGTATCGTAGATTTGGTATGGCGAGATAGAGCGTCCTCCATCGCCCACCAGTGTCTGATTTTTTGTCTCAGCATATGCGGTGGCATCAAGGACATGCTCGATATCCGTTCGTGCGAAGAGTCCAGTAGCGAGTGTATTGAGGATGACAAGGGCAACATATTTAAGCGGCTCCATAGATTTTGAAATAGTCTTTGATTCTTCGGATAATAGCCGCACCAGTTTCAGAATTCTGGAACCTGTCACTGAGACCAGTGCCATTATAATTCGTGGTGATAATTGTAGCCCTCTCGTTGGCGGTGCGTTCGTCAATGATAGCGAACAGGTCAGACTCCATACGCTGGGTCAGCCTCTCCTTGCCCAAGTCATCGATTACAAGAACAGCACGGTTAATAAGGCTGTCCAGAACATCACCGTGATTTTGATTCGCAAAGCCGCTTTCAATCTTCTGCTCAAGCCTACGCATAGTGATGAACTCGCAGGTCTTTGGGTAGGCGTTGAACCACGCTTGATTGAAGAGCCTCCATGCGGCTCTGGTCTTGCCTGTGCCTGTCACGCCATGGAGCAACACGCTTTGAGTGGTGTTGGGCTTGTACTCCATGATAGCCCTCTGCATTGAAGCGGACAACTGTGCATCCACGGTGTGCATGAAGGCACTTGGAGTGTCTGGGTGAATAGCCGCAAAGGTCCAACCGTGCTTATCAAAGACCTGCAAATATTTGTACGGATACTCGTGGTGCTCCTTTATGGGGAAGCAGTCGAGGCAGACATTTACATACGGTTTGAACTTGCCGCTGTTAGCGTCCCATACTGGGACTGCGGGTTGTTTGCAGTGGATGCACTTAGAAGCCATTGGCGTGGTCGTTGTTGGTTAAGGTTTTGGTTTTGTTCGTCTTGTCCAGAAAAACACCCTGCCAGCCGTTGACAATACTTTTATCGATGGCTTGTACACATTTCTGTTCACTGCCCCAACCTGCCATCATCTTCAACTGTTCACGGATGGTCGTAGCCTTCATGGGCTTCTTAATTTCCTTCCTGTACTCAACCCACTTGGTCCAAGCCTCTTTGAAATCACTGCCATAGGGCAATGGTTCCTGTATCTTAATATCCTCTATTTTATCTTCTATTCTATATGGGGGAACTGTGCTTCCCCCCCCTAGGGAAGTGGACTTCACTGGGGGAGTGAAATTGGTTTCCTTGGTAGCCTCAATCAAAGCCGTCTTCGTAATGGTGTGCAGGTAGCGGACTGAGCCTTGGGCGTTGGAGACGCACTTGCGTGTAATCAACCCTGCCTCAAGCAGTGCGTTGACGATGTTCTTCACCTGCCGTCCAGACACGCCTAAGATGCGAGCGAGGTAGCCATTAGAGGCATAGCAACCACCCTCCCCATCAAGTCCATCGATAATCCCATATGCCACCTTCTCAGTGACCGTGAGACCCTCGTGCTCCAAAATCTCTTTCGGAACCCAAACCCCAGTAAATTTTGGTCCCATTATCGTAAACAAGGAATGCAGATGGAATCAATCGTGGTGTCTTCCAGATTGACCCAAGCATTGTGTTCCTTGCAGTGCGTATACTTCGCCATGTGGAGCAGGAGTGCGGACTGACAGTGCTTAATGATGTTCGGATGAATGGTGTGCACAGCGACCCCAAACGGAGCGTCCTTTTCGCACACGATGAATTTGAACTCAAACGGCTTTCCGTAAGCGGCTTCAGCCAACAGGGTATAGAACGCAACCTGCACCCAGTACTTTCGGTCAGTCAGTTCAAACTTAAAAGCCTTACCGTCCGCAGAGTTCTTCGTGGTCTTGATATCTGCAATGATTCCGTTTTCAGAATCAACGATGTCGAGTTTGCCCTTACATGGTACGCCACCGATTTCAGCGATGACCACCAATTCATGGCGGGACGAATCAATCAGTTTGCTTGCCGTGGGGCTGGAACGCATAGCGTCTACACACCCAGTTACAATGTCC